CCCCTTGAGTTGTTCAACTGTCTTATTAGCTGCTGCAGCGAGTCCTGCTATATCAGAACCTTTCTTGATATTTGTTGCTAATAACTTTCTAGCTGCACTTATTGCTTTTATAGCTTCTTTTGCTTCTTCTTCAGTTTTAGGCTCAGGAGTAGATGCAGATATGCCTTCTGTAATCGAATCCATTATAGCTTTAGCTATAAAACTAGAATATTTTTTGGTTTCTGGGGTTTCTTCCATTTTTTACCCTGAATATCTACAGATAGACCAGAAGGCAAATATTCCTATTTGCCTTCTATAGTCATCTTTTATTTATATTATCTTTTCACCTTCTCGGAACACTGGGCATCCTTGGCATACTAGGTTTCGAGAAACTAGTGGAAGAATTCTGTTTTCGTTGTCTTTCGTTTTCTTCCTTGATCCATTCTCTGAGAAGAATTATGTATATTTCTCTTTCCCAAGGGATAAGATCTTCCATTTCAGTCAAGGAAAAGTTGTGATCCTTCATTAGACTGAACATCAAACGAAAATAATGTTCAATGTCCAGATAAAGGAACATTATGTGAAAAAATCGGAGATTCCTTGAAGTTTCTTCTCCATCACTTGTCCACATGGACACTCAACCTTGAGATCATATACCAATCTGGGCATTCTTTCGAAGAACTCATTGAGTTTCTTGAGGTGTTCTTGAGTCAAAGACTCCACAAAATCGTCAATTTCTCTCTTTGAAAAATCCTTCGCTTGATAGACCTGCTTCTCGTCATAGATGGTCAATATGCATTTTGGAATCATTTCCAATGCCATGAGTGGGTCATCCGAACCAGCTTCTCCTCTTGGATTCAACTCCAACAGAGACTTGAACGGTGGGTACATCATTTCCACACCGATATCTGAAGTCAACATGATTTTCTCACTCTTCCCATATCCACTATTCTCGACGCGAACTTTATTCAAATCAACTCTAGTCTTAACAGTGGGAGAACCTTCACAATCTTCACAGACGACGTTGAAATCACTCATTTCACCAACAGACTTCATTCGAATGTTGAGAAAAAGTTGTTCAACATCGAACATAGGAAGGTCTTCAACAACAGTTCTTGGTTGTCCCTCTTGATGAATAATACACTGATTCAAAACAGTTCTTATTGCATTTGAAATATTTTTTTGGTCCTTGGACTCGTTCGCCATGAGGAGAATTTTTTCTTCCTTGACGGTAAACGGACGATATTCAATTCTTCTTCCCGAGATCAATTCAAGTTGATACTGAGGAACACCAATTTTTGGTAAAGCCATATTCTAATCTCCTTTATGGTAAATATTAACCTACACTTTGTTCCCATTGCCTACTATATCCATCGGATACTGATGGGAAATATATATCTGTAATTGTTTCAAAGTATTTATACTTAAACGCAACACTTAATTCAAATATATTTTCCGCATTCCCATATTCGAGAGTAGTCTCTTCAACCTTATATGGATAACACTCATAAAGTTTTACAAAATACATTGGTCCATTTTGAAGAGCAACTTCTTCGTTTATAGTTGTTCCAGAAAAAGCTCTAGGAACAGAAAAGATAGTTATAGTATTGAATTTCGCATATTCATCATAATAGTTTGCGTCTCTGGTAATTGGATTTACCGCCATGTTCATCCAATTTTCGATGAATCTTCTTTCATTCAAATCAGGAGAACAATAAAATTTTGCGGTTATTTCATCAGGAGCCTGAAGATTACTTACAATTTTATTTTTTATTCCAGGCTTTATTACTTCTTCCATTATTTCCAATTGTCTTCCTGGAAGAGTTACACTATTGCACATAACTCCGATACTTTTAAGCCTTTCATTAGAAAAAAGATTTTTATCCGAAGCACCTTCATCACTGGGAAACCAAGTTCCTCTTCTATCTGTAGTTATTGTTCTAGCAAAGAAAAAATCATTCACATCCATTCTCATGTAGAAGTGATTTCTAGCTATTCCCTTTTCTCTTATTCTTTGAACGAACTTTGAAAATAAATCGCTCATATTTCTCTTTTCCTTCGATTATATCTTTTTTTGTTATTTTTATTTATGTTTTTGAGGACAGCCTTATATATAACGTCTTCAGATATACCAAAATTTGAAATATTGTCCAAAACTGAAAAAATCTTGACATACTTGATGGGAACAATGGTGAAATTCGAACCTCTTGAAGACAAATATTTTCTATATATTATGTTTTGTTCATAAAAATTGCTTTTCTTCTTCATCATGTCATAATCTAAAGCTATTCTTGAGTTCATGATATTGTCCGAAGTGTAATCTCCTATTACATAACGAAATATTTTGTTGATAAATGGAATTCTTTTTGTCATGGGAAGATAATTTATATTGAATCCATGCATAACTCCACTATTCATCTCAAAAGCATACACAAAAGGATTTCGGTCGTACCTTTCGTAATATCTGTTCCCCAAAGTCTTCGGAAAATAGTCAAAGTAATAAAATCTTCCTTCTAGAAATAATGTGCTTTTTTCAGAATTCTTTAAAATTTCGCGTTTTAGGGTGTCTTTCCCATTTTTTTGCATGGAAGAAACAGTAGAGTAAAACCAATTCATAGATACATCGGAAAGATACTCGATGTTTCTATCTTCAGATTCCTTTAAAATTTCCGCTACTTTCATGTGGTTTTACCAAAGAGTTGTTTTTCGGTCATAATGACAAACTTCCAACCCTTTTCAATGCAAAAATTCTTTGCAGCTTTCCATTTTTCCACGTTTACCGCATAAGCCTTTATCTGTTTAGCTTTGGATATGGTCATTTTCTTGCCTTCCTCTATTACAGGAGGCTGTGTTTGTCTAAATGGTTTCACTTCCACCAAAAAGGTTTCTATTTTTCCGCTTTTCTGCCTGACTTCCAGCCAAAAATCCATGAAATAGTTATGTATTTTTCCATCCAAAGGTGATCTATAAGGTATTTTCACTTCTTCCGAAGACCATCGAAGAACATTTCTATTTTCATCACAATATTTCATGAATTTTCTTTCCCACAAAGATCTGAAAATACAATTTAGATAATCTCCACGATACTTCGAGGGGTTTTTTACTTTATACTTTCCTTTGTAACTTGACATATAAATATATTTATAAAGAAGTTCTTGGGAGAATCGTATGCCACAAATAATGGACTCATCCGAATCGGAATGGCTATCAAAACTGGAATCAGTTGGTGCCTTTGACGAAACCGAAAAGGGTCTTAATTATGCTCTAAGGTCTTGGAAAGCTTGGGATACTTATATTCAAAATGTTGGATTGCTTAGTTATCCCGAGGGGTTGGGAGAAAGTGAAAAACTTAAAAATTATGTCCTTTTTGATTTTTACGACACTTCTGGACAAGCAATAAGTAAAGAAGCCTCCGCGAGTCCTCAAGGAAGAGAAAGATCAAGTGACGAAGAGGACTTGTTGGAATCTGCACAAGGTTCCGTTTCCGATGCAATTTCAGCTGCTGGAGGGGACGCTTCAGGAGCTATTTTGGAGGAAATTGGAAATGAAGTAGAATTTTACTTTGATTTAATCAATCCTCAAGTTGACCCGCAAGCTCTAGCAAATGCTAATGCTGGATTTGGAATTAGATCCTTCAACTCTACCAGATTGGGCTTCGGAGCAAATGTAAACAGAATTGGTTTGTCTATCGCTCTTCCCATGCCTGCGAAAATAGATTCCAATTATGGATTCGAATACGAGGATACCGATTTTACAGGTCTTGCAAATATAGTGGCGGCTACGGATGCGATCAAACAAGCTAGTGATGGAAATGTTTCAGAAGAAGGAAAGGAAGTTCTGAGAAAAATGGTTTCCATTCCAGCTGGAGTGATAGAAGAAGTAAGTAAAGCATTCAGTGAAGATCAGGAAGTGAATCTTCAATCCGCAGCAGAACTGAAACGAAGACAGGCTCCAAACCAATTCAAGGAACAAGTATTTAAAAATGTCGAAAGAAGATCTTTTTCCTTCGAATATCAGTTCAACCCCAAAAGCGAAAAAGAAGCCTTGGAGATTTACGCTATACTATACGCTTTCAAGAAGTATACACACCCCAAGAGGACAAAGGGTGGATTGTTCTTGGACTATCCAGGCCAGTTCAAAATAGCATTCTATGATAGATTGCTGACCAATGACTTTCTTTTCAGAATAGCATTGTGTGCTTGTACAAAGTGTGAAATATCTTATGGATCGGATAAAGATTTGTCTTTCTTCAGAACCATATTCACAGAGAATAATACAAACAAGGGAATTTTTGAAGATGGTTACATGTATGGAAGTCCCGCAAACCAAGTGACAATGAAATTGGAATTCACAGAACTCGAACTTCTCACAAGAGAAAGAATTCAACAGGGATATTAATATGTATTTTTCAAAGTTACCTAGAGTCACTTATAATTATTTGGATATCAATGAAGATATACAGAAAAAAATAGCTATAGATATAACTACCAGAGTAAAAATAGCAGAGTATATCAGTAACTATAGAAACAATTTCAACGATTATACAATAAAAGATGGAGAAAGACCTGATACTTTGGCCGATAAACTATACGACAAATCCGATTTGCATTGGATTTTCTTCATAACCAACAACATGATAAATCCTTATGAATCATGGCCTAGATCCAGTAGAGAATTGAAATCTTTCATTGACGAAAAATACTCGGGGTTCAGTTTGTTTGTTCCAGATATTTGGAAACCAAGATTGAATTTGGACAATGAATACGAATACTCAATTGCATATACCTCTTTGGATAATATAGAGGATTACAATCTAGGATTCTTTAAAGAATCTTTGACGACAAAACAACTTCTTGGAATAATGAAATCCACTAAAGTAAAGGTTTTCATAGAAAACGGAATGTACGAAGTCGATGTCAAGAAAATAAATTCCGAATTCTATGAAATTAGAGTCGAAAAGGGAAATTGGTCAACAGATCCATCCATAACAAATTCATATGTATTTTTCGAGATAGAGAACTTCGGGAAGAAAATTACCGTGAGGGCGCCAATAACAAGAGCTGTTCAAGAAGGAAGATACGCAGTTCATAATTTCGAGTTGGATGGAGAATATAGAGATCCAAATCAAGCTTTCGAATCAGGATCTTTTGTCTATGGGGAAGGACCATATGGACCATATGGACATTTTATACAACCCGAAATAGATGAGTTGATTTCAGATGGTTTTTTCGTCAATGTTCAAAGAGATACCTTTGCAGATTTGTATGCAATCAAAGGAAGCGATGGTACTTATTTGAATCCTACATACTTTGTATCCAATGAAATACATGAGCAAAGAATAAACGAATCGAAAAGAAGAATAAAAGTTCCGAAACCTCCTTTGGTTCAAGCAGTGGTAAATTCACTTGAAGAAATATTCAAGAAAACAAACGTAATAGGTTCCCTCTAATATGGCTGACATTTTAAAAGACACCTTAAGTAGCGTAAATGATGTTCAGATTCTAAAGCTACAAATACAAAACCATGCTGGTGTGAAGGTAGATTGCACCGAGATGTGGATAGACATAGAAATATACGAGAGCATACACAACAATGTTTTGACAGGTTCAGTGACAATACACGATACGGTGAATTTGATTAGAAACACGCCAATAATAGGTAAAGAAAAGGTATATATTACATTTAAAACTCCTTCGGTGGATTCGACCGTTAAAAGATTTTCCGTATATGACATGTCAGTGAAAGAAAGAATTCCTGGAAAACAAGATGCTATCTTCACGTTGCAATTTGCATCTACGCAATATGAACTGGATTACAATAGAAGGATTTCAAAAAGCTTTACGAATACGAAACTTTCTACAGTAGCCAAAAAAGTTTTTAATAATTTTTTGGTGGATAAAGATGACGATGGCAGTGTTCCACAAAGTAGTTTCAAGGTAACTGAAGACACAGGAAAACCAACTAACATTGTCATACCCAATTGGACTCCATTTCAAACTCTCAATTGGCTCGCAGAAAAATGTGATTATTACGAAAATTATGATTACATGTTTTTTGAAACATTGGACAATTTCTACTTCACCCCTCTTTCGTTGTTGAAAACGAAACCAGCAGTTGCAACATACAAATATACTTCAGAAGCAATAAAAGAAGACTCTCTTAGAAATGTAAACGAGGAGATGAAAAAAATTGTGACATATTCTGAAGTCCAAAATGGGTGCAAAAAAGCAGAAATGGAAATGGAGGGAACATTTACTTCATTGGGTGTGACATATGACATGACGTACAAGAAAATCAACTACAATTTATTTTCCTATATTCAAGATTTTCAAAATAGCAACACTGGAAGATTGTCCACACAACCGATGGTTCCTCTTACAACTGTCCAAAAAATCGCACCTCAAGTCAAAATGATATACAGACAAAAAAATTCGTACAATCACAACGACATTGAAACACAATATAATGTTTTGAGTTGTCAAAAAAGATTTTCTCATCTATTGAGAAACAACGCAAAAGTTTTGAAATTGGAGATAGCAGGAGATTCGAGAAGAAGAGTTGGACAGGTTATAAATGTCAACATAATTTCTGCTGAGTTCCTTCGAACAAAAGATGATTCGTCAATTCTAGACGGACATTTATCAGGAAGATATCTCATAACAGCTGTTGGCCACCACATTGGAAAAAATGATGGCTACCACATGGGGTTGGAAGTGGTTAGAGATTCTTTCGAAGAAGCATATCCAGACACCGTGAATGTAGGTAATTGATCATGGAAGAAAACAAACAAGATTACTATCCCGAGTTCATATGGTGGCATGGATTTGTCGAAGATGTGGACGATCCGCTGAAACTTGGTAGGTGTAGAGTTCGAATTTTTGGAATACACACCGCAACCAAAGCAGATATACCAACTTCTTCTCTTCCTTGGGCTCCGGTAATGATGTCTTCCCATAGCGCGAGTGTTTCTGGTGTTGGTATTTCCCCAACAGGAATATTGCCCGGCACTTGGGTAGTTGGGTTTTTTAGAGATGGTTCAGAGTGTCAACAACCCATGATATTGGGAACTTATCACGGAATAAACGATCAAACAGAAGCTATTCCAAGTGCCGGATTCAACGATCCATCTGGAAAAATGCCTAGAAAGGGTTATGCTAAAGAGCCCGATACCAACAAGTTGGCAAGAAATGAAGACATAAACAATACCATTGTCAAAAAGAAAAAAGATGACTTGGATGATTGCAACCCAACTGCTCTAGGAGGTAATTGGAGTGAACCTCCCACACCATACAATTCTAGCTATCCGAAAAATCATGTTACAGAATCGGAATCGGGACACATTTTTGAAGTGGATGATACTCCCGGCGCCGAAAGAATACACAAATATCATAGAACTGGAACATTTGAGGAAATACATCCAGACGGTTCAAGAGTTCATAAAATAGTGGGAAATGATTTTGAAATTATAAGAAAAAACAACAATGTATCCATATACGGAAACATGAACGTCAATGTTGGGAACACCGTAAAAATATATGCTGGAAAAGCAATGGACGTTCAAATTGGTGGAAATGCTAGAATCCATGTCAAAGGGAACGCCACTGTTCAAACTGACGGCAATTATTTGCATAAAGTAAAGGGAACCACAAAAATAATAAGTCAAGGAAACATGACTCTTGCAGCTCCGAGAATAGATCTGAATCCACCCGGAGTATCTCCATCATCATATAATCCAGGCTACTCACTAAATACATCTTGTCCACCTTCACAAGCTTCAAGTAAACCAGCTATGGTTAGAATAACATTGGATGATGGAACAGTTTTGGAAGTAGAAGCGACAAGAAAATTCAGAACTGCAAACCGAGGATTGGTTCCTGTTACGGATTTGAGGGATTGTGACGAAATAATAAGTTTGAGCTAATAATATGTCAGAACATTGCCCAGAAGACTCAAAAGCAGAAAAAGTATTTGCTCCTTTGCCTCCAGCAGAGGCTGCAGCTGCAAATGCAGCTGCAGCTCAACAACAGTCTCAAGGAACAGAACAAACACAAGAATCATCGCAACCTTCAACATCACAATCGAATAGTGCGTCACAGAAAAGAAGAAACGAAATTCAGACTGCAAAGGCTGCGTCGAATTTTCAAATCAACGAATCTTTGGATGAATTTGAAAACGAGTTGGGGCAAACTAGAGATAGTATCAATTCGACTGTAAACGAAATATTTGACCAATTGGAGTTTCCAAGCACTCCAACAGTTCCCGATTTGTTGGAAGGAACCATAGTAACAAAAGTCATAACCACGACTCAGGATCTCTCCCAATTAGTTAGAGACACAAAGAGAGATATTTCATCAAACATCAACAGTTTATTGGATTCCTCTCCTCTTGATGATTTTGTGAGACTGAAAGAGGATATGTCGTTAAATATTCGGAATCCTCTTGAAATATTGGAACAAAAAGTATTAGAAGCACAAAGTAGCATCAATACTGAAATAAACACCGTTTTTGGCAGAGTATCAACCCCAGATCTATCTTTTGATGATCTACAAAATTTGCAGAAAAATCTAAAAACCGAAGTAACCAGACCTTTCCAATCCCTGAAACAAAGACTAATTCAAACTGGAAATAAAATCAATTCCAATGTCGGAAGCATCTTCGATAATCTAGAAAGAAATGTGAGGAACATAACTCAAAATAGTTTTTCTGCTTCTAGTATCATAGACCGAAGTGGAATTCGTTCATTCACTAGTTTGGAAAGATTGATCGACGAAGTTGAGGAGGAATTCACTCCAATACGAGGAAATCCCGGAACTGTATTCACGATTCAGGGAACTGATGCTATACCCGGAGAGGTGTCTGATTTCATCCCGTTGATTGTGGACGAGGAAGTTCCTACCGATCCAGAAATCCCAGTTGGTCCAACAGGTCCACCGGGACCAGAGGGGTTTCAGGGTCCAACTGGACCTCCGGGAGATGGAGGAACTTGGGATTCAGAAACACCAACAACTGCTACCGATTTTGCAGGCATTCCTTCGGGAACAATAATAGAACTTGGAACATCGAGTATAGACATACTCAAATCTATGTTGTATCCACTGACAATTTCCTTCAGTGCTTTTGATATGTTTGATACTACTGATGTCAGTCGCTATTATCATATTGGAGATACAATACCACAAGATCAATATCTAGCAACATGGACATTAACTGGGGGAGATGATGCTGTCGAGGATTCTCTTCGCATCACTCAGGGAGGAACAGAATTGTTTACTGGTGGTTCTCCAACAGCAGATGTTAATGCTATAATTAACCATGGCCCTTACGGATCAAACACAGAAACAACAATAACCTTCACCGTAGCGGTTACAGGAGCATACAACGACACAATAAGTAGAGACGACTCTTATTTTTGGAGATGTCCTCTTTATGCCGGAAGATCAGTAAATGAAACAATTTCCAGTGGTGATGTTGCGTCACTTTCAGTCACTACCAATCCATCTAACACCGGCCAAAATCCATTCATATTCTATAGTTTAGCTACGATGAGATCTGGATTGACTTTGGAATTCCCAAGCACAGCAGAACAAACATACATTTTTTGGGCAATACCAAAATCTATAAATGGAAATCCAATAAGCAACTACCCAATATACGACACGGGCGATTCCTTCATAGACGTATCCAATCCAAATAGCACTACAATCGTAGCAATGTCGAATACAGTATCGAGTTTGTCTGTCACCAACTTTGGTGTAACAGTTGTTTTTGATGTCTACAGAACTGCAAATAAATTTATAGGTGGAAGAACTATAAGGGCACAAGAGGTCTAATAAATAATGGAAATGAGAATATAAATGGCTATAGAAGAAGGCGGAATACCATTTACAGGATTTATATCACCGACAGACGAATCGGATAGTTATCCTGTAACCAACCCAAAGTATGGATTGGGTGGTCTGAGAACTGTAGGTCTTTCCGCCGGTCTGACCGCAATATCCACCGAACGCAGAGAAGAGGGAATGATCGTCTATGCTATAGACGAAGAAAAGTATTATTACCTCTTCGGTGGGACGGCCGATGAAAATTGGACAGAATTGACTTTAGGTGGTGGCGCTGGTTCACAGGGTGACACAGGGCCTCAGGGCGATCAAGGCGACACTGGTGAACAAGGTGACACAGGTCCAAAGGGTGAACAAGGCGACACAGGGCCACAAGGTGACACAGGTCCAAAGGGTGAACAAGGCGACACAGGGCCACAAGGTGATACAGGACCAGAGGGCGAACAGGGTGATACAGGGCCACAAGGTGATACAGGACCAAAGGGCGAACAGGGTGATACAGGGCCAGAGGGCGAACAAGGCGACACAGGGCCACAAGGTGATACAGGACCAGAGGGCGAACAGGGTGATACAGGGCCAGATGGCGAACAAGGCGACACAGGGCCACAAGGTGATACAGGGCCAAAGGGTGAACAAGGTGACACAGGGCCAAAGGGAGAACAAGGTGACACTGGTGAACAAGGACCAGCTGTTTGGCCATTTGTAGCGACTAGAGATTTTGAAGGAACCAATCAGTTCATTTCATTATACACAACAAATCTCATAACATTTGCTGAAGGCCATGGAATAGCAATTGGTGGAACTTTTGAAGGTGGGACTGCTGCTAAAGTAACCATATCAAAAAATGATTATTTTATAAGTTCTGATCCTCCTACAGTCGGAATCACAGCTGGATCCAAATGGTTCAATCCAGAAGTTGGCGCAGAATTCACTTGGATTATAGATCAAGATAGCTCACAGTGGGTCATGGCAAACGTCTTCAGTGCCACTGGTCCGCAAGGACCACAGGGGCCAGGCAATCAAGGTGACACGGGGTATCAGGGTGAACAAGGTGACACAGGGCCACAGGGAAATCAAGGGCCCACAGGAACAATAGGAACAATTAGTGATGGAACCAATTCCATCGCAGGAACAGATACTTTAGTGTTTTTAGGTGGAACAGGAATAGAAACAAGAGTGAGTACTGTTTCCACAAATTCTGTAGTAACTGTATCAGAAATTGGATGGCAAAGAGGAGGGGAAATATTTCCCGAGGATGTCGGTGGTGTTGCCGCAGGATCTTCCTTTCAACAAGGAACTAGTTTGAACACCATATTGGAAACTCTTCTATTCCCATATCAACCAGTTTCACTTTCCAATTTTAATATAGGATTTCCAAAAGAAGTTTATGAAGTTGGCGAAACTGCCGGTAATGGTGGTTATACCGCATCTTGGAATTTTTCTGGCCCAACTTCAAACTGGATAGAAAATTCCATGTATATATCGGCAAGTGATGGTATTGGAGTAATTTCCAGTGGTTTCAATTACGATGGTACTCCCAGAACAGTATCTCATAGTGCGTATAAGTATAACGCAGAAAAAACACTTACATTTACTATAACAGGCGATCAAGAAGAAGGATCAAACCCCTCATCATCCGATCCCATATACTGGAGATATAAATATTTTCACGGTAAAACAGGAGATGGTTTTGATGGAACAAATTTATTGAATCAAGGTTTTACTGAAACTTTAGATAAAAATAGAACTTCTCCTATAGGATGGAATATTACATTCGATTCAGGAGAAAATTATTTGTATGTCATTTTCCCAAGCTCTGAATATACTGGATCTATAAGATTTAGAGATAATACTTCTGGTCTTTTCTGGCCATTTGGACCAACACAAACTACTTTTACGCATACAAATGAGCATGGAATTAGTATTGAGTATAAAATCTATCAAAGTTCAACAGAAACATCAGCCGCTCCAAACTTGACAATAGAGGTGAATAATTAATGGCAAATATTCCCAATAGTATTCCTCTAGGCGGATTTATAGCTCCAGCCGATGAAGCAGACAAATATCCAGTAACAGATCCTCAATATGGATTGGGTGGATTGAGATCAATTGGTGCTTCTAGTGGATTGACGGGAATACCACAATTGAGAAGACAAGAAGGGATGATAGTTTTTGTTCAAGACGAACAACAGTATTATCACTTATTTGGTGGCACAGCAGATGAAGACTGGAAACCTTTTTCAATAACAGGGCCTCAAGGTGACACTGGTGAACAAGGTGATACGGGTCCAAAGGGTGAACAAGGCGACACAGGGCCACAAGGTGACACAGGGCCAAAGGGTGAACAAGGTGACACAGGGCCACAAGGTGATACAGGACCAGAGGGCGAACAGGGTGATACAGGGCCAGATGGCGAACAAGGCGACACAGGGCCACAAGGTGATACAGGACCAGAGGGCGAACAGGGTGATACAGGGCCAGAGGGCGAACAAGGCGACACAGGGCCACAAGGTGACACAGGTCCAAAGGGAGAACAGGGCGACACAGGTCCAAAGGGAGAACAAGG